TGATTTTAATCTTCGCAAACTCTTTGCCCAGAATACGGCTGCAGGTGTCTTTGGAGAGGTTATAAATCTTCACCATCGCAACGCGCGGCCAGCGGGTATCTGTCCACTCAATGCGGAACGTCACTTTGAAGTCACTCAGGCTAATGCCTTCACCATTTTCTGACAGGATTTGCAGCTCGAAGTGGCGCATCCAGTTCTGTGACATGTTTACTCCGTTACGGCCCAGAGGTGGCTGCTGATGCCCAGGTCGGTTTTTGTGGGATAGTCCTGCATCGGATCATCGCAAAGCACCACGAGCCTAAAGCCGAGTTCGAGATAAGAAAATGACGCCAGCAGGTTGGCGCCCGTAACCAGAGGAATGCCGGTCACAATGCCTGCGCCGCTGCTGTCGAGTAGATCCATCACCCAGCCTGCGGCGTCACGCCACATTGTTCTTATCGAGTAATTAACCCCGTTTATCGCCACGGCGAATTGCTGGTTATCAGGTGACAGGGGGATTTCACTGGCCTGCATCGTGTCTCCTTAAAACAGGTCGGATAGCTTCGATAAAATCGACTGGCTGGCGGTGGGCTTCGTCGACTTAACGCCGGAGTTTTGCACTGCTGACGTACTCACGCCCTGCGACATGTCAGCCTTATCTGCCACCGATATCGTCTGCGTTGAAGAGATGATCACCCCGCGCAACGTCAGCGTTGCCATCAGCACGTTTTCTGATGTACGGTCAGTCGTTACATCCAGCACGCGGATCAGCATGTTGGTGTAGAGGCGCTTGCCGGTTACCACGTCAAACGGCACGCGGCTTTCCTGCAGGTCGATCAGCTGCTGATACACCTCTTTCGGGCTAAGGCCGAGGCTAAGCCCTATTGATGACGTATCGAGCAAGTCCAGCAACGAACCTCCGCCAGAAAAGCCTACTTCCATCACCAGTTCGGGCGGCCTTTTAAACGCATGGTCAGCAACTGGAGCGTCCTTTTCTACGGGATGCTCTGTGATTTCCAGCGTGTCGCTGTGTTTTTCGGTAATCACCACGTCCGGCACTATCAGACCGATTTTCCGGCTCTGCTGTGAAAACAGCGTAGAAAGAATGTCCATCAGCGCGGCCCCGTTCCAAGTGCTTGTGAAAAGCGTGAGTTCACCGCCATCTGCTTGTCGGCGACTTCGCTGGCGGCCCTGCTCGGGTCGTTAACTCCGTGGATATGGATATTAGTTTCCTGGCTGATCTGCGCGCCGCTGGCAGGCATATTGCTGAGAACGCGCGGAATATAATTCCGGGTTTCTTCCGGCATTAGCGCCATGCCATGCTTCTGCACGTTACCGATACCCCAGTTATAAGACGCGAGCGCTTTAGGAAGGTCGCCGTTATTGGCCTTTAAGAGCTGGGCGAGATATTTCGCTGCAGCCTGGGCGGACTTAACCGGGTCAAATGCTTCGTTACCGCGCAGCCCCAAATCCTTAGCCGTGCCGGGCATCAACTGAAACAGCCCTTGCGCGCCGGCGCCAGACATCGCATTGGGGTTGCCTGCAGACTCGGTGATAGCAACGCTTTTCAGCAGGCCCACAGGAAGCTGATATAGCTGCTCCAGCTTGCCGAACATTGGTTGCAACCACCCCAGCAACTGACTGCCTTCCTTACTCGCCTGAGGCCGCCTGAAAGACTGCCCGTATTGTTCAACCGGGCCATCTACCGGATAGATGCGCTCTGGTCCAGGGTCTTCCGCTGCCATCGGCTGGACAGAGCTATCACCGAACCATCTTTTCATGGCTGCCCCGATATTGCGTGGGTCGAATCCGGTTTTTTCCTTGATATAGTCTGCGGCACTGTCCGCGCTGGCGGAGACGGCAGGCAATGCATCGGGGTTACCCTGCCCCTGATTTATCAGCTCGCGCCCGATCGCGTAGGCATCTTTCCATCGTCCGTCTTTAATGGCGTTGAGCAGGCGCGCTATCCCGTCCAGCATTTTGGACAGCTCGCCAAGGTTTTCCATGAGGTTGCTCATGTCCCATTTGGCTGTCCATGTCTGCGGGTCGATGCCGAGCAGGCGCATAACGGCATCTTTCAGATCGCCGACGCCTTTAATGGCACCCTTAATCTGCGGCTCCCACTTTTTCCAGTCGATGAGTGACTGGCCGCCTTCCTTCCACGTTTTGTAATCGTCGTAGAGCGCCAGAATGGCAAGGCCAAGGGCGGTTATCATCCCTATCGGCGACATCACGAACGCACCGTTCAGGATGCGCCAGGCAATAACGAGCGCGCCGAACACCTCGATAAGGCGCTGCGTTGACTTATCCAGCGATGACCACCATTGCATGATGTCGCCGCCTGCCTGTATCAGCCGGTACACGACACGGCCGATGACCTCAGCAAGCCACAGAATGCCTTTAACGCCGCTGGTAATCGTCTGCTCAATCTTCGGGAAGTTGTCGACGATTTGCTTGCGCAGGGTATCGATAGAACCTGACAACCCCTCCGCCAGGTTAGAGCCGATCTTGTCGCGTGCCATCCCGGCCATCTGGCCGAACGCACGCAGAGACGTCATGAAGCGGTTAGAGCTGGCGGCAGCCTGGTCAGCATTAAAACCGATAGCTTTCGCCATTTGCGTATACTGCGCGCCAAACTGGCCCATCCCGCGGCGCATTGCCATCAGCGTGTTTTCATCTATGCCCAGCATCTGCGCATACTGATTTGCGCGGTAGTAAGGCATTTTATTCAGCTGCTGGCTGACGCCTGTGAAGATGGACGCCATATCACGCATGTTGCCGCTGGCGTCACGCGTCTGTACACCAAGGCGATTCAGGAAGCCTTCGGCGCCGGGGTTGTTACGCATGAAGCGTGAAAGGCTTTCCAGCGAACCGCGCGCAGCTTCTGCACTCGATCCGGCCTGAGCGGCGGCATAACCGATCGCCTGAATGCCCGCGACCGTTGCGCCTGTGCGCTGAGATGCCCAGTAAAGCTGATCTAGCCCGCTGGCGATTTTCGCAGTAAAGGCAACCACGGAAATAGCTGCAGCTTCAACGGCAACACCCAGCTTCATTGCATGCGCGGTTGTACCGGCGATAACCGTATCAAATTTGCGAGCGCCGGTCTCATCAACCTGAAAGCCGAGGCTTACCAGAAAATCCTTGATAGTCTCAGCGTTCATTTGCTTCTCTCCAGCGCTCTATACGGTTATTGTTGTCTGCCTTCAGGTCGAGCCAGTCATTCATTCGGGCAATGTCTGCCAGGTCTACCGAACCATCCTTCAGGGCTGAATAGCTGATGTACCCGGCATCAACCGGGCGCATCAGAAAATCTTCGCCATCAGGAAGTGATTCCAGCGTTAGGCCACTTACTGGGGCGCAGTCTCGCTGGCGGGGAGTGCGGGCAAAAAATTTCCCAGGCTGTCGCCTACCACCCGACCAACCATCTGCAGCATGCTCATCAGATCGATGTCGTCGAACATCAGCGTTCCCTGTGTCATGACAGGCGCCCAGGTGTTGCCGTTTTTGCGGGAAACCACCGACAGACAGGGGAAGATGATCGCGTTGGTATCTTCTTCGGACATGTCCGCCAGAGAATCAGCGATTTTTGGCAACGCGGTTTCCATCGCCTTATAAACGTCGCCGCCTTCTGCTGCTGCTTTGATGCCCTGAAAGTCAGCCAGCATCCCGGCCAGAACCGGAAGCAGTTTGCGGGAAACCTTGAGCTGATCGAATACGCTGAGCTTTGCCGTGCGGTACTGCACGCCTTTGATTTCAAATTCCATGTTTTAAAATTCTCCCAGCACTTCGTCGACTTTCCCGCCATCGAATACCCATGCGACCATGCCCGCAACTTTTGGGTTATTCCAGTCAGGCTGCTTTTGAAATGCTGCTGCGCGGACTGTAACGATGTCGCCTGAGGCTTTATTGCGGAGTACAAAAACGTTATTTCCCCACAACGCTGAGGACTGGCTCTGAGCGTTGTACATCAGAGAAAGCTTTTTGTTCACTGGGGAGGTTTTTTGCAGGTTGACCGTGACAGTCCCGGATTTACCGGCGTGGAGGCTGTGCATCACCTCGCCATCAGCGCCGATCGTCATGGTGTTTTTGGATTCCGTCATGGTGACGGTAATGCCTTCCTCGGAGTTAGCAGAGCCGTATCCGAGGTCAACAGAGCCTGTCGGGCCGGTCATGGACGCGGTGATGTCCATAAAGGAGTAAGTCGCCATTTATGTCCCCTTAGCGAACAACGTTGATCTGAACATCGGCGTAGTGAACTGCGCCGGCCAGTTTGATTGCTGCCTGGATAAGCGGTGCTTTGCGAGCCTCGCGATCGGCTTGGGCCTGAGAAGAGAGCGGCTGTGCATAGACGTAATAGCCTTTCGTCAGCGTGTCGCCTGCAGTGATTTGCCCGATGTCGCCGCCATTCCATACGCCCGGCGCTACCAGACCATTCGATACTGCCTGATCCAGCGACTGCTCGACGTTCGACAGCAGGCGGGTAACACCGGCCTCAGTCTGCGGAATTTTCGTGGTAGAGGTGTACAGCGCGTTAAAGAGGTTGGTCTGCACATAGTTCTGCAGCCAGTCCAGGCCATGGCGCTCATCGAAGAAATCGCCGTTGGACATTACACCCTGCTGCAGGATTGCCGTGTCGTTCGCGTAATAAACATAAACGTTCGCATTTTTCGCATCGACAGCTGCCGCCTGCGCGCTGGTCAGGGTTTCATACGTCACGCCCGGCTCGGTTTTGAACTTCAGCGTGATCGTGGTGTTGTTGCCGGTGAAGTTGACGGTAAATGCGCGGCCAAATGCTGACAATGCTGCATATTTGCTCTTCGTCGAATACTGAACAAAAGTGCGGCCGTAGCCAGCGGCTTTGAGCGTTGAGGCGATGTCAGTGGTCGAGGCTGAGTCGATAATGCCGGAATCGTCGGACGTTACGGCAAACACGCGGCTGAGGCTTGATGCCTGAATAGCGGCGGCGGTCGCGGTGATTTCCGCTGCGGTGAGGTCTTCATCGTCGGCAATGCCCAGACCATACCAGTTGGTGAACTGCAGCACGGCGGTGATAGCCTGCGCCAGTGTCTCCACGCTGCCGGATTCAGCCGTCGCCAGGGTTTTAGCCCAGCGCCCAACATAAACTTGTGTCGGCTGCGGAGACTGCGAAAAGTACACCAGCGCGGCAGCATATTCCGGGCTGTCCTCGCCAAAGTCGGCGCCGATCTCTTCCGAGCCGGTATACAGGCGAATGCGTTCTGACACAGGGATAACCGTGGATGTGCCGAGAATGAGCAGTGAACCGAAATTACGACCCGTCGCCGCAGTGGGCGACATGATCACGTCAACGTTCACAACGTTGGATACAGGTAAGCCCTGTGCCATAGGTTAATCTCCAAAGAATGATACTGGCGCGCTGACCAGAGATTTGATGCCGTAATCGCGGATAACTTTGCGGCGCAGGCGCACGGTGATGTCGTACCGGCGCACCCACTGGTTATTGATAAGCTCGGGGAAAGCAGTCAGTTCACTATAATCAGCGAGTGACAGCTCATTCTGTTTGAGGGTTTCGTTGTTTTGCTCGATGGTCAGCCCGTCACGGAACAGCGTCGCTATAGACTGGCTCTGCGGGCCATAAAACGAGGCGAGCGTTTCGATCACCTCATGACGCCACAGCTGATTACTGTCATCGGTCTGCCGCACAAATGCGGGACCATCGTCAGTAATGAAGCCGATAATGCCGAATCCGCACCAGTCTACGTCCGCTGCAGGTATTGCCGCCTGAGTCGCTGTCCAGCGCGGGCGAACCATCCCAGCCGGCAGGCCCGATAATGCCCGCACCCACTGGCTGAGTTCACGCTCCAGCGTTTCGTCATATGCCTGCGGCGCGCTGACGGGCGTCAGATATCCGGCTGATGTGCTGCTGTTACTCACGCGGGCCTCCATCAAACGGCTGCAGCTCACAGTGCGCCTGGACGAAACCGGCGCCGTAAGCCGTGTACGGATCGACAAAGGTCACGCGATAGTCGCGGCCGCGATAAGTCACGATGTCGGCATCAATGCCGGTGTTGCCGCTGCTCAGGCGGTAGGTGGTGATAATCAGGATTGCGCCATTAATCACCTGGCCGGCCTGCATGCGCCGGGTTTCCAGTGAACGGTCAACCGTCACCACGCCACCGAAAGGGGTCTCAGTGGTGATGTTTTTGGGAAAGCCATCATCATCGACCGTCTGCTCATTGCGCTTTACCACGAGCGTCGTATCGAGAAATTCAGGCGACAGCAGAACGTCAGTTACATCAAGTGTCGGCATCTTTATCCCTCACAACGTGCGTGATTGAGCGGCGGTATTCGCCGGTGTCGATGAGTGGCTTATTACCAGTGCGGCCCCGGCGCAGACGGTTGGCGATCGTGGCGTCAGCCAGGGGAGTGAATCCAGTAATGGTGATGTACCGCTTCACCCCGTTGGCTGCCACCGTTCCGGCGCGGTCGAGGGACGTCACTGCCCCTTCCGCATTACCTTCCAGCGCCTTCTGCGCGGCCGCCTTCAGGTGAGGCATGAAATCCTGCTCGACCGACTTCACGCCGGGCTTGAGATGGGGCCGCGGCGGAATGTTCTGCGCCGGCGACCCGTTCTCGTTGATGTAGCCGATCGCCGCATTCCCGATGTCGCCATCATCGCGCTCGTCTTTCGACTCCGGGATGCCCACCAGAACATCCTTGTGAGCGAGGGTTTTAAGGGCGTCCAGAATGCTTTGCGCCGTGTCGGCGCGAATGGTCAGGCCTGATTTCATAGCTGAACACCGCCATACCCGAAGAGCATCAGCAGCTGCCAGAACTCCGCGCCGTAACGGGAGAAGTTCCAGAAGCCCGCATCAGCATTGAGCGTCGCGCTGTTGTCGTAGCTCACGCTGACTTTATCCACCGACTTGGACGCAACCACACCGCTCGTTGTGCCACCAGCACCACCCAGCGCGCCGGCCGCCGTATCTGCGGCATTCAGCACCATGTAATGCGCGACAAACAGCTCTGCCAGATAAGGGAACATGTTCCCCATGGCGGAGCCGTCAATCAGCATGTCTGCGAGGTTAAGTCGGAACTCGATTACTGCGTCGGGATATTTGGTGTCGTCACTGAACTGCGGGAAGTCGCGGCGAAAATCACTTACTGTCGGCAGATTTCGGTTTCTTGCCATCAGCATTACCTTCCGTTACCGGTTCAGTTACGGGCGCCTGCAGGGCTGCCAGCTGCGCGGTCAGGTCGGCGATGGTCTGGTCTTTCTCCGCTACCGACTGCTGCAGCTCGCCATGGGCTTTGTTTTTCTCTTCCAGCTGCGCGGTCAGGCTGTCGATTTGTGCCTGAAACTCTTTGGTGTCAGCGCTGGCTTTCGCCTTGCCGGTAACGTCAGAGTGCGCGGTAACAAACCAGTGATCGGCAACCTTGTCATCAACGGTATGCTCGCCGGCCTCAAAGCGCTGGCTGGTGCCATCTTCAGAGGTGAAGTTAAACGGGGTATGGACGCGAATCGTCTTCTTAGCCATTTGCTGCTCCTTTTGGCCCCTTGCGGGGCCGGATTGGTTAGATGCCGTCCAGATACGCCATGGTTTCCGGGTACGGAGACTCAACTGCGCCCAGCTTGCCGTAGTAGGTGGTCAGCTGGTAAATGCCGCGATACTGCACCGGCACGCTCAGCAGCGGAACCATAGGGAAGCGCACAAACTTCTTGTCATTGGTGTAAGCCATCATGCGGTCAGTGCCACCGGTGCCTGCACCTTTCAGCCATTTCACCGCGCGGATGTTCAGCGGTACGCCGTTCTGATGGAAGGCGATCGTGTTTTCGCGCAGGTAGGTCAGCAGGGACTGATTACCGGCTGAGGAAACGATGATGCTGGACAGCAGAGCGAACTGCTCAGGCGGCAGCAGCAGGTCGCGCGGGACGATGGTGTAACCAGATGCAGCCCAAGCGTTGGAGAGCAGCAGGTTGATTGACGCCCGGATTTCGTCCGGCGTGGACGTTGCCCACGTCTTCGGAGCGTTAGTAACTGCTGCGCCGTTGTAGTTGACGAGGCCTTTAACGCCCAGCTGGCTGTCACCGCGATAAACCTGCTCGTCGGTGTCCATATTCCATTTCAACTGCATCGCATCGTATTTTTGCGTGTCGATCGGGCGACCAACTTTAGCAGCGGCGGCCAGCTCGACAACGGTCCAGCCCAGCTCCATGCCCCACAGGGTCAGCGGGAAGCCGGTTTTTGCGATGTCAACGTTCGGGCCAGCAATGGCGGTGGAGTCTTTACCGATCCAGTTTTTGCCGTTCGGGTTCGGCGTACCTGCAGCAGCAAAGGTGGAGTTGGTGAAAGAACTGATGTCATCGGCGATCGACACGTCTTCGCGCAGCTGAATATCGCGCGACCACGTATACCCCACCAGGGGCATATTCAATTCCTGATCGAGGCGCTCAAGCTCGCCAACCAGGAAAGCGCCAGTGCCGTCGAGAGTGGCTTGGTCAAAAGTGTACATATTTAGCGTTTCCCTTAGATGTTGTATGCGATTTCAGCGTTGCCAGCGGCATCGCCTGCGCCAGTGAAAACGGCGTTCGGCAGCACGACGGTTTCGTCCGTGACAGCCGCGCCCAGAATTGCGCCCAGCGGGCTGGCGTCGGTCGGGTTGGCGTTGCGCACATAAACCGGCGCGTCTTTGGTCAGGCCAACTGCGGTGCTGCCGATGTTCACGGTCATGTAACCGCGCTTCATCACATCACCAGTGAAATTGGCATTTGCGCCAACCTGTCGCGCCATGTCAGGCGTAGAGGTGGTCGGGTAAGGACGCACGTACAGGCCGGTGATGACCGTAGCTTCGTCCGATGCCGCCAGCGGGATGAATTTGCCATCCGCACTGTATTTACCGGCGAGGCCGTACTGGCTAAAAGTGTTCGCGGCATTGAGGATCACCGGCTCGGTGGTCAGGTCTTGCGGGCGTGAGATAGCCCCGGCGATGCCGACTGGCATCCGGTACAGGTATGCAACCATGGGTTTTTCCCTTATTTATTCCAGTGGGCGGCGTATGCCTTGTTCAGAGCAGCCGGAGAGTTTTTGTTGGATGAGTCGTAAAACGATGTACGCGGCGCAGTGGCTGGCGCACTGTTGCGCGCTTTGGCGATTTCGCTGGCGGATACAAATACCGCGTCCAATGTTGCCTTCGGCATTTTGGCGAAGTCCGGCGAAGCGCCAACCAGCGGAGCCAGCAGCGCCTGACCTTCCGGCGTTTTGAATGCCGCGTCCATGGTGGAGCGTTTGAACGCAGCCAGCTTGCCGCCTTCCGGCAGTTTCACGCCCGGCAGGATGAGTTCTGCGCGCGCCACGACGCCCTGATGGTAAGCAGCATCGGTAGTTGCGCGGGTTTTCTCTTCCTTCTCTTCCGGATCGTCGCTGTCGACAGTTGCCGTAGAGGTCGGGTTGATCAGCTGCTGAACCAGAAGCGCCAGCGCATCGACTTTCGCTTCAAGCTCGCTGTTAGTCTGCGCGCCGCCTTCACCATCTTGGTCAGTGGTCAGGCCGCCAAGCTCTTTGTTAGGCGGCAGCGGCTGCGCGGGGTTGATAGTGATGTTTACTGCCCGCGCCAAATCAAGGCTTGGCTCGACCAGTTCTGATGGCGCGTTATCAACCAGATCAGCCAGACTATCGGCATCCTTGGTTTTAATCGCCCGCTTCAGCTGGCTAAACCAGCCCTGATTTTTGGTAGTCATGAATGAGCTATCTCCAATTGAACAACGAATACCCGCACGACCGTTAGGAACGCCCGCACAGTGGTTACCGATAATTGAGTGCTGTCGCGCCTGACCTGGCCCCTTCTGCTCGTAGTCGGCGTCGTAGCCCATAGAAATCTGCTCGAGGCCGTTCATTACCTGCTGGATGGCTTCGGCGGTTTTGATGTGAATGTCGCCCAGCATCAGATCTGACTGGTCGCCGGTGCCGCGGCGGACGTTCTGAATATGCCCGTGCGCGTGCTCTTTCCAGTTGCCCGGATTGACCATGTCTTTCGGGTGGCCCAGCGTGAAGGCCATGCCTTCGAATGAGGCGAGCGTTTCAGGGCGGAACACTTCATCAGCGTCGCGGGTGACGACGATTTCGCCATCCTCATCGCCGATTAGCCCTTCGAGTTCGTTTTCGTCGTAGACCTGCGCGCCGGTGCGGGCAATCGGGACGTCTTTGCACAGCAGAGAGCCATCGGCCATCTCAAAGCGAGTGTTGCCAAAGCGGGTTATGAAAAAATATTGCATTTAGCCTGATCCTTGATATTAATAAGGAGAATTAAACAATCAATCAGGAAGATGGACTTATGGAACTTACAGACGGTTATTCGAAATCAGCCATACGGACAGCATTTGGATCAACACTTGTTTATATAATTTCTTTTGCGCTGCTAAAATATTTTGACCTGAACTGGCCAGTTGCAATCTTAAATTTCCTCTATGCTTTGTTTGTTATTCTTACTGTGTGGGTTGATAGAAAAGGGAAGTTCACTACTATTGAGGATGCAAAATTAGTAACTCTAGGCACTGCACTTAGTGCATTTGCCGTATCAACGCTCGATATTTTATTCAATTTAGCCTCTAACCCTATATCAGGAAACTGGGTGCTCGGTATAATTTTCGTAGTCATATCCGCATTAATTCAAGCAATGTTATTTTTGTCAGCCCTCTTTATTCTTAAAAAGAATCAACTTCAGGAAAAATAGCCTCTACATAGCATCTACAGTTAGGAAATTGCCCGGCGTGGCCGGTCATGCCGTCCAGCGTGGGCGGTTTTGACCAGTCGACATACTGGCCATCCATCTGCCTGTGGGAGTGGCGCACGTCGCTGTCATTGGCTGTGCGCCAGATATAGCCGCGGGAGCCGATGGCGGTTGATCGCGCCTGCGTGATTGCAGTTGATGCCCGGCCAACTTCGGTGCGGGCAATCGTTCGGGCCCGCGCCTCAGTTACCTCGCCGGTGCGCATAATTTCTTGCTTCAGCGTGCTGGAGCGTTTACCGGACACCACGGCCTCAATCGCCTGATTGTGGATGTCGTAAACGCGATCGGCAGCCTGCAGGGGGAGTGATTTGAACAGTTTCACCTGCTCGTCGATGATGCTGCGCGTTACTGCGCCGGTGCCGGAGTTCATCAGTTCACGAAGCCCGGCAGAGATGCGCTGTGACCTGTCACGCCACATTGCATCGTCCGCAACTTCCAGCGTGCCTATCAGCCGACTCGACACCGCTTCCGTCCATGGCTCAATCAGGTCGGCGTAACGCTCCAGCCTGTCCATGATGTCGGTAACGCTATCGTTTGAGCCATCGTACGAACCCTCGACGATTGCCCCCACCGTACGCGCTATCTGTCGTAGCTGTGTTCGCAGCTGCGTCTCGGCGCGCTTCCGGTTCGGCGGTTTCGACGTTATCGAGGTCGGCCTCCGTCGGCGCCGGGATGTCACTGGCATTATCAATATCCTCGTCGCTGATGGTTCCGCCGAAGCCGGTTACGCGGGACGTCTCCTGCAGGTGTTGCGCGCCGGCTTTATCTGTCATCAGTCCCGAATCCACAGCCTTAGTGGTTGCATCAACGACTGCATTAGCGATTTCAGCGCGCTCTTTGTCAGATACCTGCCACAGCTCGTTAAACTCGAACGTGAAATCATCCGGCAGCGGCTGAGCAAACAGGCTCATGTGGAGCACTTCGAACAGTTTGCGGATCGGGCGTCGAAGCTTTCGCTCCTGCTGCGTCGACACGTTGTCGTAGTAGTTGGCGAGGTCCGTGTCACCTGTTGAGAAACCAGCCGGAGACTGACCGAACAGGCGAACCAGCGGGATACCGAATGCGCCGGACACCTGCTGACCAAACTGAGCCAGCACGTCACTGAGCCCGGCATACGAATAGGTGTGCGCTTCGAATTTGTCAGCCGCATCCATGATGGTCATACCTTCGTTGCTCTGGTATTCGCGAATCATGTCCATATGGGCCATTAACCCTTTGAACATCGGACTGTCTTTGCCCATAGCCAGCAACTTTCGCAGGCCATCAATGCTGTAAGTTCGCAGGTGAGCCTTATACACCAGCTGAGCAACGCCGGTAGTGGTGCTGTCGAAAGCCAGGAGCCGATCGAAACAGCGCTCAATTACCGACATGCCCCAGTCGTTTTCTGTCAGGCGCTGCTGATAAGGCAGCGGGATGCCGTCGAAGCGGATCAGCCTGGAGTGATGAATGCGCCATGGCGGGATACCTGTTGCCGATGTCACGACGCGGTAAAACTCAGGCATGCCAAAATCCGGCCCCAACTCGGTGACGCGACGCTCTGTGGTTGCATTCAGCATCCACCGATCCATCACCATCACGCCTTTAAATGCGCCTGGCTCGATAGCGTCGATGCGCAGAGGCGTCGAATAGTTCTGACCATCAATCAAGATTACGCCCACAGCGCCACCATAGAGCCGCGCCCACTTCAGCGTGTCGTTGATAGCTTCCCATAACGCCATTTCATCCCAGGCATGATCGAGCTGCTTCTTGCGGCCGTCTTCCAGTTTGGAGGTGATGGTCACGCCCTTGCGGGTCATATCATCGGGAATGGCGTCAACGCCAGCGCCCACCAGCCAGGACGACCGGTAAGCCTGCTCTATCAGCAGCCTGTTGCGCGACGTCCAGTTATTGCGGTAGGTGCCGGCGCCAGACTGGTTCGATTCGTTAACGCCCATGCGGGCGACAAAGTTTTCATAGCTGTCACGCGTCGGTACAGGCTGCGACACGTTTTGTGTTTCGGACATGTTCAGCCTCTGCCAAGTTGCGCCCAAGTGC